AATCATGTTTGCAGCGACTTCATATGCTCTTGGATGCTGCGATTCTCGAGCAACTTCTAAAATGCCATCTAGGGCTTCGTTTCCTTTTTCAATAAGATTATAATAATTAGAACGAGAATAATGAGCATCAGGATTTTCTTCTTGCGACTGATGAATGGTTATAGGCTTGTCATCTTCTTTGACGACAGGCACATAATCAGTGTTAAGAATGTCTGCGAGATTTTTATCTACTTCGCTCATAAAATATTTGGGAACTCTTCAATTAATGTATCATAACCAAACGCAGTGTTTGCATTGGCAGTGTTTGGATTTGGATTGACTGTCAAGTTTGACAACTGGAAGTCATTTGTAGTGAACGATGCAATATTGTATGTTGCATTTGAGTCGACACCAGTGATGTATCTTCCTGTCTTGAGGATGCCAGAAACATCAGTAATGATCAATGTATTTGTATCTTGTTTCCAAGATTTAACTTTGGCAGTAACATTTGCGGCAGTGAGTGTGCGACCTTCGTATACCAATTCACCAATAGTATATGTTCCTTGACCGCCAGTATTTGCCATAGAGATCGCGCGGAAGTTTTGCAGATCAAATACACTATTAAAGGTATTTGCAGTGACCTTACGAATAACATCGCGATTAATAATCGGACCAAACATATAGCCTTTGGCAGTAAATGTTAGTGTCCAGATGATAATACGAATTGGATCCGCGCTACCAACATCTTCTACATCTTGTTGAACCGATTGTAGAATAAATGGAATGTCAGTTTTTTGATCAGCTAATCCAAGAAAATCAACTTTCATTGTATAGTCTGGATTAAAATATGGAAGGATTTGTTCTACGATTTGAGTGCCGTCTTCAACATTGCGAACATAAATGCTTAATGTAAAGTCAAAATTAAATGGTGTTGTACGAATTGATTTTACATTCGTTGAATCACCAGCAGAAAAACTATCAACAAACAAACTGCGCTTACGAGTTGGATCATAGGTAATTGATGATAACTCAAAACCCATTCTTGGAAGAGTGATTGCAGTTTCTTTGGTCAGCTCAGGGTCTTGAGTAATGCGTTGGTAGAATTTTTCTTTCTGTGAATACATCAACGGAACATTGATGCGCTCAATTTCTTGCGTGCCTGCTTTATTGTAGCGAGTCAATTGAATGTCATTGAACATTGTTCCAAAGGCGACAACCATTTTGCGAACAATGCGATGATAAAAATGTTGTTGACCAAACATTATGGTTCACCAAACGGATTGACTTCTGTAAAGTCAATGATGTTATCTGCTTCAGTTTCAATGCGTGAATTGTCTTCAATATTTTCAGCATTGGCATTATTCATTGTATCAGGCGCAGTTGCAAGCGTCCAGGTTGCACCACTCTTCACACCGATGATATTTGCATTTCCAGTAAAGGCACCATAGAAGTTGCGAACTTTAAGAGTGCGGCTTGGGATATCCCAACCAGCAACAATACCTTTTGCTGTCGCTGTTGCAAGAGACGCACCTTGATAAACCTGCTCAAGATGAGTGTACGTTCCAGTGCCGCCAGGATTCATTGTTAAATTCATTGCAAATGCTTGGACATCGCCAATACGATCAATTTCATCGACTCCAGTGTTTAGTAACTCACCATTATACTTAAAGGCTTCGACCGTCAATCCATACATGTATGGATTTTTAGAGTCGCGACCTAACTGGAAAAAGTTTTTTTCATCTTCAACAAACTTAATTTCCATCAACTTATATTGAATTGGCAAATAAAGTAAGTCACCTTCTTTTGGTGTATGATGCGTTGTTGGAAACAATTTCATTATATACTTTTCAAAAGTTCTGCGAGCAATACAGAGGCGCGCAGTTTCTTGCACTTCTAGACCAAACTTACTGAAGAACTCTTTGTTACCTTCATAGTCTTGGAAAGTTTCCAAATACACTTCGATTTTAATTGCTGTGTTATATGTTTTAACTGGATCATCACCGAACAACTCATCAGTGGAAGATTGAGATGCGCGTGGAAGATAGTAGACATCGATGCCATGATTCTTAATCGACTCGATGATCAAATCTTCGAGCAATAATTGTTCGGTCTTGGCATTCTGATTATTGAAGTAAACGCTTGTTGGCATTTTAACCTACCAAGAATGGAATTGGTTCTTCGTAAGTATCGCGGAGTTTATCTTCCAACTTTTCGATCTCTGTTTGTGCCTCGAGCCAAATTTTATCGCCTTGAATGATTAATCCACCAGGAAGGACATAGTTGCCGTACTTCTTGAGGTTTTCACCCCATTGACGTTTGAATAGTTGAGCCGTATATTCCTTGACCCAAATTTCGTTGAAAACGGCACTATACATATCTGGATCCAAGATGCGAATGCATTCGAACACCATATAGTTTCCAGGATTAAATCTTTTTGTCATTTCAATTTGAAGGGCGAGTTTATGAGTATTCTTATTAAACGTATATGGATACTCACCTGTGATGATCATATCGAGCATTGACAAATGCTCACGAGCGATCACATAATAAGTGTATGATGACGAAGTTAGATTGTAAAAGTCGTTCAAGCGCAACTGGTAGTTAATATCGAAAATATTGAAACCAGCCGACGAAGTCGAAGATTGCGACGCACCAGTATATGGAAATACTTTCGACACGCCGATGATATTATCACATAGCGTGATATACTTGTTCGCAATATCACCAGCCGTCAACTTGTGAGCCAACCAAACGCGCTCTGTGCCGCCATAGTGGTATTGTTGGAAATACTGCAATGCATCGTCAATGCGATCGTCTAACTGATCGTCGTCGACGTTGATATCGATTACTGGAAAGCCAAGTTTGCGAAGGCAATAGTCTTTGAGTTCGGTGCGAGAAGAAGGTTGAGCCATTAGGAACCTCTGCTTATTATTGTATATTTAGTATTATTCGACCAATACACCTTCTCGAGAAGTGTAGGTCTTATCGGGATCCATATGCGCAAAGTATTCATATCGGGGTTCATTTGGAAGAATTCGTTTCCCTGTCGACTCCTCTCCGATATGCTCAATTAGATGCTCGCCGTTTGGTCCCTTTAGAGTTGCAGAGTACATCTGATGGAACCAATCGACATATACCATGATCATCCCTTCATTTAGATTAAATCCCCAATACTCTCGAAATGGATACTCGACCATGCTTCGACGATAGAGACTGAAGATAATCGGAAATGTTTTAGCATTTTTAGAATAATGATACTGCTTAAACGATGCATCTTCAGGTTCAAGAGTAGAAGGTGTTTCATGGAAGTACCATGGCTGGCGTTGTAGAACAACCGAAGCCATCTTTTCGTCGGACTCTAAACACTCGATCAGATCGTCGAGTTTGATTGGCTGTTGAAGAACAACGTCGTCCTCTTGATGCAAGATATAGTCGAAGTCTTGAGTCTTGAGCCAATCCCAAAAGTCCGACCATGTTACCGACAATCCTTTGTTTTCTTTATTTAACCAGTAAAGCATTCCATGCGCCTTACAGAACAGATCAAAGATATAGTTGTTTCGAGTGCGCGGATAGTCGTCGACGATTAATCTTGTAACTTCGTGGTTCCCGTAGTCTAATAGATTCCAAGATTCGATCGTCTTTGTCAGATACTTCAACCGATTGGTCGAAAAAACAACATGAAGAACTTTCATCAATATTCCGTATTGAAAAAGAATGTCTGAAATAGGCGACCGTTTTCCATACTATTCCCAAAGTAATCTACAGAAGCATGATACAGATTGCCGCGATAGAATACAATTCGATTATACCTGTTCGAAACATAGTCGGTCTGTTCCCATTTTGTATAATCGTATCCGTCCAAATATGGAGCAGATTCATTTGCTCTACAAACTTCTTTTGTAGATTTGTATCTGTATAATGCAGTCCCTGCAGACAATGGAGCGTCGGGAGTCAGATAACAAACTGCTGCCCATGTATTAAAACAGTCGGCGTGAATCCAGGTCCGATCCGCGCTGGTGCACAATTGAAATGCGCCAGTATATCCAGAATCTTCATGCCAATTGGTCACTTTACCGCCAGCATGTTGAATGATACCCTGAATAGAATTCTTCAGATCATCGGGCAACCATGGTTGTGTTCGAATGCCAGGATAGTTCCCCTTTACTTCGAACGATTGTGCAAGAGCATATGCTCGAACAGAATCTGGGTTTTGATAAAAATCATCAACAATGATTAGAGTAGTTTTCATGGGTCACCTCAATAATACATGAACTTCGCTGAAGTTCCATCCCATCCACAAACTCGCCAATCGGTTTCAATGATACTGTCTTGATATTGGCGAGTAAAGTAATACAAAAGAGTTTCAATATCATAATGGCTCATCGGTCTCTGTTTGAGCAGATGCACCACGGCTTCGTTTATATCTATGAATTTCTCTAGATGTGTCGAGCCGAATGCATACAGCACGGTGCAGTACTGATGCAACCGATTGTTTTTCTGCTGCTCTCGACGATCGATGAACGAATATCCCCAAGAATCATTCCATTCATAGTTCAATGGCTTCTTAAAGAACATCTTGTCTTTATTTTCTTCTGTAAACAAAGAGTCGTTAAAATTAAAGTGAAAGTATCTGCCGCATCCCTTGATGATATAGTCGTACTCTTTCAGCTCTTTCTTGTATTGCCGAAAGTAAGTATTCAGTAGCAGACTCTCGCACAGACTCTTATTCGGGTGAGTGTTTACCGTTTCAAACGCTTCGTATGAGAGTTCCTTCAGTGGAATGAATTGAACATTTAAAAAATACTTCATCAGAGTTTCGTATTCTTTATAATCCTCTGATGAATCGACCAGCACAATCTTTGCTCCTGGAAATGCATTGTGAATGGAGTTGACTGTAAAGATCGTGTGGCGAAACCTTTCGTCGGATGAGAACACAGTCCGCACAGGACTATAAGTCAGCGGCGCATTTCGAGTTTGAATCGAAGATCCAACGACGAAGATTTTACTCGTAGAATTTGCCATGAATCAATCGCTGTAAATACTCATGATGTTTTTCGTGAATGATTTCATCGGAGAATTGTTCTCCGTGTGCGCGGCAATTGATCGAAGCAATCTTACCTGCTTCAATCGATTCCATCGCATTTAGAATATCTTTAAAATTCTTACAACGATATCCAGTCACCCCTTCCTTTACAATCTCTGGGAACGCACCCCAATCAGTCGTGATGACTGGAGTTCCAGACAAATTAGCCTCGATGATCATATTGCCAAATGGCTCGAGATAGTAAGTCATTCCAAACAATGCTTTGGCTTTGCTCATCAATTGTTTTCGTTGCTCTGGACCGACGTAACCAACGCACTCAACATGACTTGGAATGCTCGAATATCCCATCTCTTGCAAAGTTCCAGGACCAGCGATGATCAGTTTCTTGCCAAGTTTCTCGGTGGCTTGGATGGCTAGGTGAACACCTTTTGATTCGCAAACTCTGCCAAAGTAAAGATAGTAATCGTCTTTGTAATGCTCGCAATCAAACTCACTCAGTGTGAATGGATTTCCAATCACGGCATCATACCATGATGGCTCCATGAGCATTCCGCGCTCACCATAGAAGTAATGCATGTTTGCATATGAAGTGAAGATTCGATATGGAGCAAAAACTCCACTGGCGCGATAGCCAATTGATGGCTCCAGCGGCTTGCACTCTGGATTCATGTCACATGCAAGTTTATTTTCGATGCCAAAGAAACAGGCGATCACATCACCAGGCTCTGCTCGTTTTTTGATTTCTTCGCCTGCAACTTGATTGAATGCAGTAGAGTCATTATTTTCTTGAATTGCTGGAACATCAACATGCTCACAGTCGACCTGTGCGCCTTGGACACCATAGTGGACCATGGTGTATTTCTTGGATAACTGATTGATGTATTTCCAACCGTGAACCGCAAATGGGTCCATGCGATTCATTAGACCCGTTGGATTTCGGGGATTAACCAGAACATGTATTTTCATAACAAAACTCAAAAATTATAATGAATCGTATAGTGCCTTATCTTCAGCGTAGTGTTCTAAAATTTTACTTGTTAAGTCATTACCAAGATTATTTTTGATTTCTTCAAAAAATGGTGATGTTTCTTCTTTTATATAAAGGTTACTATCAATACTATATCTACCACAAAGTTCTGATATCATTGCATCGCTATTTTCATATTTAAAAACATGATTAATCAATACACCGTCATTTTTTAACCAAGAAACTTGGTTAGTAAATAATGCGCGTTTTCTTAAATCGCTCATAGAAATAGATTCAATTAAAAAATCTCTTTCTAGTATTATCTTTATATTTTCTAAAACGCCTTCTGCTCCAGAAAGTTCATAAAATTGTTTTGGCACCATACCACCTGTTGCAGCGTTAATTATAGAATCTGTTGTTCCTGGTAAAGTGTAATAAAATAGATAATCATCGACAATTCGATCAATAGGATTTCTACAAAGACCATAAATGTCATATTCTAAAATTGGACTTGTTAGATAATTTTCAGAAACTAAAGAAGAAATAAGAAAGTTTTTAGACAACATCCACTTTACGTTATTTTGAAGTTGCTCGCGAAAAAACAACTCAGCTGAAATTGGATTTATTCCAGGAATTGATAAACAAATTATTTTTTTGCTGTTATCTACAAACATTTCTTTCTCTTAAATTAATGAATTTCTTGATTGCCAAGTTTGAGTTTCTTCATCCCAAAGATCAACAAATCCTTCTATATGCGTTGGTCGTTTT